TATTGGTTGACCGTGGCGACATTGGAAACTTTTTGAACCTGCCGTACTTCGGTGGTGATCAAACAATGCGCTATGCCATTCGGGACGACGGGACTGCTGCGACATTGGAAGAGTTCTACGAGCTCTATGAGCAGTGGGTCCAAGGCCCTGAACTGAAGTTCCCTGAAGAGCCTACGGCACCGGACCATCCCATCAAGGACGGCCCGCCTTGCCTACAGGCACTGTGCTCACAGGGCATACCCGAGGGCACCAGAAACAATGCGCTTTTTAACATTGGCATCTACCTCAAGAAGGTCAACCCCATACACTGGGACGACGCCTTGGTAGAGCACAACATGAAGTACGTGTCCCCGCCCCTGCCCAACAACGAGGTCCAAGTGTTGGTCAAGCAGCTGGGCAAGAAGGAGTACCGCTACAAGTGCAAGGACGCGCCGCTCAACAGCTTTTGCAACAGCGGCCTGTGCCGTACCCGCAAGCACGGGATCGGAGCCAGCGGCCCGGACAGCCCGCAGATGTCATCGCTGTCGAAGTACAACTCCGAGCCGCCCCTGTGGTTTCTTGACATCAACGGTAAGCGCATTGAATTAGATACTGAGAGCTTGTTCGCCCAAGTGGCGTTCCAAAAAGCCTGCGTTGAAAAGTTGAATTTGCTGCCGCCCACGCTGCGCAAGCAGGATTGGGAGTTGATGCTTAACGCGCTGCTCAAAGAGATGGTTGAAACCGAACAGATCACTGAGGCGAGTGAAGACACCAGTATCACCGGCCGATTTAACGACCTGCTTGAAGAGTTCTGCACCCACTTGCAGCAAGCAATGGATCGCGATGAGATCCTCATGGGACGGCCATGGACAGATGAGAACGAGGCCAAGACGTACTTCCGGATGAAGGACTTGGAAGCGCACCTGATCCGCAACAACTTCAAGGGCATGACGCACCCCAAGATGGCCCAGCGCCTGCGGGACCTGAGCGGCGAGCCCATCAGCCTGTTCCTCAAGAACCGCGCTGCGCGGTGCTGGAAGATTCCACGCTTTAGCCGTCAAGACGCACCGTTTGACACACCCGAGCAAAAGAAGAGTCAAGGGAGCCCGTTCTGATGAGCATCACCAAAGTATTCGGACCCCCCGGCAGTGGCAAGACGTCCTACCTGCTCAACATCGTTGAGACGGAGCTGGCAGGCGGCGTGCACCCGACAAAGGTCGGCTACTTCGCCTTCACCAAGAAGGCCGCCACTGAGGCGCGCGACCGGGGCATTGCCAAGTTTCCCGCCCTGAAGCCGGACTTAGACTTCCCGTGGTTTCGCACACTGCACAGCCTGGCCTATCGGTGCTTGGGCATCAGCGTTAAGGACATGATGTCCACCGCGCACTACCGGGAGTTTGCGCTTGAAGCAGGGATTGAGCTAGGCATCGAGAGCGGCGACGAAGAGTTCGCTGTCAAGGTCGACAACCCCATCCTCAACGAGATCAACATCGCGCGCATCCGGGGCATGGACCTGCGCACCCACTACAACCATTCCAAGATGGCCATTGAGTGGTTTCACTTTGAATACGTCGAGCGCGCTTATCGTCATTACAAGACGTCTCGCAGTCTCCTAGACTTCACCGACCTGCTTGAACACGCGCTTGCGTTTCCTGAGCGCTTGCCGCAGCTGGAAGCCCTGATCATTGACGAGGCACAAGACCTGTCGCGCCTGCAGTGGAAGTTGGTTGAACAGCTGGCCCACCGCGCACAGCGCTGCTTCATAGCCGGGGACGATGACCAAGCCGTCTACACATGGGCCGGGGCCGATGTCAGCAGTTTTCTGACCTTTGCCGGAGAGGTCAAAGTGTTGGATCAGTCCTACCGCGTGCCTGCCAAAATTCACGCCTTGGCCAACCGTGTCGTCACACGCATAAAAAACCGACAACCCAAAATCTGGAAAGCCCGTGAAGAGGTGGGCAGCATCAGCTACTACAACACCTTTGAGCAGGTTGACATCAGCAAGGGCAACTGGCTCATCATGGCCAGCGCCAACTACATGCTGACAGACATGCATGACTGGATCAAAAGCCAAGGCTTGTTGTTTGAGCGCCACGGACAACGCAGCGTGAGCGAGAACGTCCTCATCGCTGTCTTGGGCTGGGAGAAGCTGCGCAAGGAAGGAGAGGTGCCCTACCACGTGCTCAAGATGATCTACAAGTACATGGACAGCAGCCTCATCAAGCACGGTCACAAGATGCTGCGCACGGCCAGCACGGCCGACAGCTTTTCCCTGCAAAAACTAATCGACCACCACGGTTTGCTGACCACGGACATTTGGCACAAAGTGCTAACCAAGATCAGTGAGGACCGACGGGACTACTTGGTCTCGCTGTTGCGCCGCAACACACGGCTCACGGGCCACGTGCCTATCAAGCTGTCCACGATCCACGGGGCCAAGGGGGGAGAAGCCGACAATGTGCTGCTTTTGTCAGACCTGTCCACCAAGTTTTCCAAGGACTACGACAAGAACTCCGACGACATCAATCGCCTGCTCTACGTAGGCATCACTCGCGCCAAACAAACGCTGCACATCGTGCTGCCAAAGAATGAACAAAAAGGCTTTCGACTATGAAGCGCGACGCACGCACCATGCCCATGTTCCCGCGCCAGTCCGAGTGGCTGCCGCCCCAGTCCTTTCCCAATCTCAGTGAGGCGAAAGAGATTGCAATTGACCTTGAGACCTGCGACCCCAACATGGAATCCATGGGCCCGGGATGGCCGCGCCATGATGGCTACATCGTGGGCTACGCTGTTGCTGTTGACGGGTGGGCAGGATACTTCCCCGTGGCCCACGCAGGCGGGGGGAACTTGGACAAGCGCATCGTAGAGCGGTGGATCAAGGATGTCTTGGCCACGCCCGCAGACAAGATCATGCACAACGCCGCCTACGATCTCGGATGGCTCAGAGCCTGCGGGTTTGAGGTAAACGGCACGATCTACGACACCATGCTGGCAGCGCCCCTGCTGGACGAGAACCGCTTTGCCTACAGCCTCAACTCCTTAGGCTTTGACTACCTCAAGGAAATTAAATCTGAGCAGGGCCTGAAGGAAGCCGCTAGGGACTTCGGTGTGCACGCCAAGAAGGAGCTTTGGAAGCTCCCCGCCATGTACGTCGGTGAATACGCCGAGCAGGACGCGGCTCTGACCTTAAAGCTGTGGCATCACTTTCAAGTGCTGCTGCGCAAAGAGGAGGTCGAGTCCATTTTTAAGCTGGAGACTGAAGTGCTGCCAGTGCTGGTCGACCTCACATTGAATGGCGTGCGCTTTGACCGCGTCAAGTGTGAGCAGAAAATGGGTGAGATGCGCCGCAAGGAAGTGGAGATTTTGAAGTATTTAAAAAGCCAAGCAGGCATGCAGGTGGACATCTGGGCCGCGCAATCCATTGCCTCTGCATTCGACCGCTTGGGCATTCAGTACCCCAAGACCACCGCTGGCGCTCCGAGTTTTACCAAGAGCTTTTTGGACAGCCACGAGCACCCCATGGCCAAGATGATCTTGGAGGCGCGAGAGCTGAACAAGACCCACGGCACGTTTTTGGAGCCCTACCTCAGGCACAGCGCCAAGGACGGGCGCATCCACACGCACTTTAACCAGATGCGCAACGAGGATGGTGGGACCGTCACAGGCCGCCTGTCTGCGTCCAACCCCAACCTCCAACAAGTGCCCGCGCGCCACGAAATCATCGGCCCCATGGTGCGAGGCTTGTTTCTGCCAGAAGAGGGCGACCTGTGGGCCGCCAACGACTTCAGCTCGCAAGAACCACGGATCTTGGTGCATTACGCCGCGCTCTTGGGCCTGCCGGGCGCAGAGAAGATGGCCGACGCCTACCGCAACAACCCGGACACGGACTTTCACCAAATGGTCGCGGACATGGCAGGCATCAAACGCAAAGAGGCAAAAACGATCGGCCTGGGGTTGATGTACGGCATGGGCAAGGCCAAGCTGGCCCACAGCTTGGATCTGCCCATGGACGAGGCCAGCGAGTTGATCGCCACCTTTCACAGCAAGGTTCCATTCCTCAAGGGCACTGTGGACGCGGTGATGAAACGCATTGAGCACCCATCCTCGGGCGGCGCTATTCGCACGCTCTTGGGCCGCAAGGGGCGCTTCCCGCTTTGGGAGCCCATCGAGTGGGGCGTGAACAAGGCGCTGCCTTACGAGCAGGCGGTCATTGCCTACGGCGCACGGGTCAAGCGTGCAGGCGCGTACAAGGGCCTAAACAAGCTGATCCAGGGCTCTGCTGCTGATCAGACCAAGGCGGGCATGGTAGCGCTGCACAAGGCCGGTTTTAAGCTCCTGCTGCAGGTGCACGACGAGATTGCGCTGTCTGTCAAGACTGTGGAAGAGGCCCGCGCTGCGGCTGACATCATGGTTAATGCCGTGCGCTTGGAGGTACCGTCCCGCGTGGATGTGGAGACTGGACCGAGCTGGGGACAAGCGGCATAATTGGCTTGGGGCGCTTTGCAGTTGCCCCTTGTGTCTCCTTGTAGTCTTGAGCCGGGGCTTGTTCCCGGCTCCTTTTTTCGATACACTGTTAATTCCACAAGAAAGAAGAACTGTATGGGTCGACCATTAAAAGAACGCACTGAAGTAGTTCCGGCATACCCGGAGCCATACATACGTCAGTCCTCTAAGGTCGCGGCACGCAAACGAGGTCGGCCGCGCAAGCTAGGACGTCCCAGAAAAAACAAGGAGGCTACTCGTGCGTCTCCCTCCAAACGCGCTGGGGTGCGGTGGCGCAGTGTCTCCGTTACCGAAGATACGTACTTCATGCTCCAGGAGGTTTCTGCCTTTTACAACGTGGCCTTGGGCGTGTACCTGTACAGCCTAATCCTCCCCGCCTTTGATCACGCCTACCAAGAGTCATTGACCCTTGAGCGCATTGCCAAGACCCGAGAGAAAGAAAAAAATGAAACACCAAACACAGATGATGTTCCCCGTCGAACTCACTTTTGAAGTGCTCCCTGCAATGAGGGTGGAAGACGTTGAGCTGCCTGCCCAACTTGACATCACCAAGATATTTCTCACGATCATCGGCCCCAGTGGCAAGCCCCGCCAGGTCGACGTCACCAAGAGCTTTGAGGAGGACCAAATCATGCTGCTTGAAGATGAGATCAGCGAGACCTACCCTCATGAAGATACTGCGCTGTGAACGCAACGACGAGGCAGTGGCGTGGGCCAAAAAAGTCATCGGTATTGAAGGGCTGACGGGAACCGTTACCTCCGTCAGCTTGGTCGACGAGAACGATGAGTTCTTGGCCGTCACCGTGTTCTCCGCCTACACCGGCACAAACATCGACATGCACATCGCTGCCAAGCGCAGCAACGCATGGGCCTCACGACGATTTTTTCACGCCTCCTTTGAGCTGCCCTTCTTGGTGCTGGAAGTGCCACGCGTCACGGGCCTGATACGCGGGGGAAACCTCACGGCCCAAGGCTTTGTCTCCCGCTTGGGGTTTCAATACGAAGGGCGCATGCGCAAGGCCTTCCCCGATGGCGAGGACTTGGTTCTGTATGGGCTACTGCGTGAGGACTACTTATCGCATCCATGGAGTGAAAATGAAACTGATCGAAGAGCTAGAACAGATGTACACGGCGAGCCCGTGCCCCGCGCTAGAAGCAGCGATACGAGCACTTAAGGACCAGCGTTATTGGCGTGAGGCGTGGTTGATAGCGGAAAATAAAGTTGACCTGTTGACAAGTGAGGTGAGTATGCTACTATCACAGAACCAACACAGAAAGAAGAAAGAGACCAATGACTGATACTTTAAATTTTCAGGGGCTTGAGGGGAAGACGCTGTGCAACAAAGAGCCGAGGAACTTGACCCACGAACCTCCCCTAAGGGGCTCGTTATGAACAACGGCAAAGCACGTTACTACAACACCGGCAAGGTGTTGATCGGCTGCGCCTTCCAAGCCCGCATGCCTGCGATGTCCAAAGACAGTGAGCTTATCCAAGCTGCGCTGCTAAACAAGGGTACCCCCCTGATCTGGGGCCTGTCGCGCCACGTTACTTTGGCGCTGCTTTTGCTCGGGGTCTTTTTGATCTTGTTCGCCACCTTTACCCTGAGATATTGAAAAGTCTCAATCAGTTGTTCAAACCACCAAGGAAATCACATGACCAAATCAGACAAGATACGCGAGTACTTTCGCAAGCATCCCGACGCTACGCCGATTGGAGTGGCAAACAAGTTTGACGCGCCACGGCCCATGGTCTACAAGCTACGCAAAGAAGTGAGCGTAGCGGCGGTAGAAGTGACTGCGGCCCCTGCAGTCAAGGAGATCTCTGTGGACGACACGCTCAACGAGCGCGCGCAAGAGTACGGTCGCTTCAAGGATGGCGCAGAACTGATGCAGGGTATCAAACGACTGCTCGCGGACCACGCAGCGCGGCACAACAAGACGTTCGCCGATGACCAGTGGGAAGCCTTGGAGATGATCGTGCACAAGATGGCGCGCATCGTTAACGGCAACCCCGACAAGGTAGATTCGTGGTTAGACGTTGCCGGATATGCTACTTTGGTTGCTGACCGTTTAAAAGGTAACCCTCGTTAGTCTAAAAAACACTTGCAGGTATTTAACCGGTACCTGTACAATTAAATTCTCACCAACTAGAAAGAGAGAAAGAGATGAGCTTCAGCTTAAACATTCACCGCGTCACGGACATTGTTATCGGTCCGGTATCCGAGAGCCGGGGAGAGAGCACCGTCTACGTGTCACGGACCATAGAGATCACCACACCTGAAGGGGTGTTTGAAATCTCCCTGTACTCCACGCAATCCTCATTGGACGGGGACAAAGAACTGCTGAGGGTGCAGGCATGACCACGGACCTTGAAGCCCGCGTCTGCGGCATACCCTGCACCATCCGGGTGAGCAACTGGGACACCTACCAAAGCGCCAAGGTCCACGGACCGCCGGAGGACTGCTGCCCGGCAGAGGGCGGCAGTGGAGACTGGGAAATCCTTGACCTCAAGCGCCGCCCCGCACCGTGGCTATCCAAGAAGTTGGCCACCAGCCCCGACGAGCAATCCCGGCTCGAACAATTTATCTTTGACCAAATGGAAAACCACTATGGCAACCGCTAATGCCCGTAATTACTCACGCCGCCGCTCTAACAAGGAGTTGGATGCAGAAGGCTACGCGCGCGGATGGAGCGAGGGCCGCGAGCAAGGTCGCTCGGAGAGCGAGCAAGAGCTCTTCGCGTTGCAGCGTGAGCTGGCAGGCTTGTCACTGCGCAAGATGGCCTGGTCACGGCTCACGGGGCTTTTCAAAGCACAGCGCCATGACTTTTAAGAAATGGTGGGATCAATTGAGCACACGCGAACAAAAACACTTGGGGCTCGAGTCTGCCAAGTTTGTCTGGGGAGAATGCCAGCAGCACACCTTGATGTCTATTGAAGAGGCGTGCAAGGCGCAGGTGGCCTATGACCAAGGCATGAAGGATGGCCGCGAGCGCTTTGAAGTGCATGTGGCCGGATGGGTGCTGTCCCCAGGCCTGCAGCCGGGCATGATCTGGATTAGCGACGCTGGGGGCGAGGGCGGTGACTTTCATATTGACGAGCTGGCCGAGGCTATCGGCAAGTTTTACAAGAAGAAGTTTTGACTTTCATGTTTAAAACCTACTTCACCCAGCCGGATAAAGGAGACAGCATGACTAAATACTGTGACGGCACAACGGCGCTAACGCCGTGCCCACACCCCGAAGACTGCACGGTTTCTTGTGAGTTTAATGATGCCGTGGTGCTGCGCAAGGTCAAGCCATACCCCCACGTCGCGCCGACGGATATGAGTGAACCTGACCGCGACGAGGGCTCAAAGATCGCCCGCCGTTTGATCGTGGCCATCAAGGTGTTTTTGTTTCTCTGGGTGGCGCTTATGGCCATGTCGGGGATGTTTTTATGGAGCCTGTTTATATGACTGACAAAGAAATAATGCAGCAAGCGCTGGATACGCTGCAAGGATTGTTCGGCGACTCGGGCGGAGTTGCTGTTTGGCGGCTGGGCGGATCGTCTGCCGTAAAAGACGCCATCACCGCACTGCGCTCACGGCTTGAGCAGCCAGAGGATGAGCCTGTATCGTTGAAGGAGCGCAGTTTATGAACGAAGAATATTGTGTGGGCTATGCAGAGGGCTATCAAACCGGATGGAATGCGGCAATGGACGAAAAGCCAGCTGGGGCAGCGGCGATGTCCGTGGCTTGGTTTGGACTGACGGACGATGAGATCAAAGGAATCATTGGGGCTTGGGGCGACACGCCAATCAAGGGCTACACACGCAAACTGTTTGACCAGATTGAAGCCAAATTAAAGGAGAAAAACAATGGACTTTAAAGAAGAGTGGCTGTTCCTAGGCGCAGTAGTCCCGGTTGACGCAGAGACAACACAAGCATTGGTCAAGCAAATCCACAGACTGATTCGCCTAGTGGGCTCGATAAAACTTGAGCAAGCAATGCAAGAGCCTGTGGCGTGGATGACATTCACTGAGGATGGCGATGAGGATGACATTCATTACGAAAATCCAGAAGGCCGTTTGCTTGAGGGCTGGACATACAAGCCGCTTTACACCCATCCCCAGCAGGCCGAGAAGCAAACCGAAAAGCAAGAGCCGCTTGGTTACTGGAACGCTGTTGAGGGCTGGGTTGAACTACCAGAAGACACGCAGAAGCCCACAGCTTGGGTCTACCCCGAAGGGCTTGATGCTTTTCAGCAGCGCCAGCCGTGGACTGCTTACGGTACTGACGGCGAGGGGCGCATACCGCTTTACACATCACCACGAACACAGAAGCCTTGGGTTGGGCTAACACCAGAAGACTATGACTCAATGCGGCCACGTGTGCCGTACATTGTTAATGACTTTACGTTTGCGGATGTTGCGGCAATTGTCGAAGCCAAATTAAAAGAAAAAAACAAATGAGCGGCGGACACTTTGAGTATGCTCAATACAAAGTTCAGATGATTGCAGAGCAGATCGAGGATCTGATCCTATACAACAACTCAGCCGATAAGAACGAGTACGGTGATGTAAAAGGTCGTCACTTTACGTCCGCAACCATTACCGAGTTCACAGTTGCAATGAAGCTAATCCAACAAGCTTACGTTTACGCACAGAGAATCGACTGGCTTGTCAGCGGAGACGATGGAGAGGATTCTTTTCACAAACGGCTAAAAAGTGATTTATACAAACTGAAGGAGAAGAATGGTATATGACTAAACAATTTTGGCGTGACGTACTGCAAGGCATGGGCCTGCTGTACTGGATACGCAAATACAGGAGTTTGAAATGACTATCGAAGCAATGAAACAGGCGCTTGAGGCGTTGGAAACCGTAGACTCCCTAGCACATTACGGGCATGGTATTGATGAAGCTAGAGAAACTCTACGCCAAGCCATTAAGCAAGCAGAGAAGCAAGAGCCTATAGCGTGGCTTTGGAACGATATTGACGGGGAAGGATGTATAGATACAGAGAGACCTGACCCAACGTCAGATAACGTGTACTGTATGCAGTCGCTATTCAACACACCCGTTAGGCAAGCGTGGATTGGACTAACAAAAGAAGAAGCTGCTGACTGCTGGTCAACTGAAGCCGTCAGAACTTGGCATGCACTTGAAGCCAAACTCAAGGAGAAGAACAATGGCTAAACTAATCGACTTCCCCATCGGAATCAACGAGGGCGAGACGCGCCTAGACATTGATCCCGACAAGGTGCTTACTGGAGCAGTGGGCAAGCTGAGCGAGGTGGTGATCGTGGGCTACGAATCGGACGGATCGTTTTATTTTGCGTCTACTCGCGCCAATGGTCCGGATGTTTTGTGGCTTTTGAAACAAGCCGAGCAGCGTCTGCTGGCCATTGAACGGGAGCTTCGGAAATGACCATTAAAATTTTGAAGGAGAATTGAATGCGACCCGCTACCTTTTCAACAGAAAACCCGCCTTACCCCCTCGATTGCCTTGAAACCCGCGAGTACATCGCCGCACTGCGCCGACGCATTGAAGTGCAAAACGACCTCATGGAGTCCTTGGTGGTTCAAATCCACCAACTTAAAGGACAGAACCAAGAGCTTCAAACAGATGTGGAGGCACTCTGCATTGATCTAGGCATCAAGGAGGGCCACACAGGCCACGGGTGGACAGAGGTGCCCAAATGACCACCAAGCAAACGCAAGAGGCCGCAGAGGCCGCAGAGGCCTCCGAGGACGCCGCATTTTGGATGGGCCACGGACCACGGGCCATGGTTCAAGTGGTCTGCCTCACCGTTGACGGCAAAAAGATTGTGTGCCTCGGGCCCGTGCTTCACCTGCCATCAGCAGGCGTATTGGTAGGAGAAGTGCAAGAAGTAGAGTTTGGAGAACTCATTCCCGCCGATATGGCCGCCAACCTCCTCAACGGAGATCTTTCACGATGGATGGGGGTGCAGTGAGCCCCCAGGGTGCTCGATGCGGCTGCCCCAGCGGCGGCTGTTACCAGGATTGAGCGAAAAGCCTAGCCGTTCACGGCGAGGCCGCAAAAAGCAGCGGTTTTGAAATTAAGGCCTCAGTGTTTCGAGCACTGGGGCTTTGTGCATTTACGGCGGGGAAAGACGAACAGGGGGTTTTATTGGGGTTTGTACCTAGGAAAAAGGGTCACGGACCACGGACCGGGGCAAATTTACACATATAGTAGGAAAAAATAGGGTCAAGTAGTTTTTTTTTATTTTTTTTTTGAAATTAGACGTAATTGACGTAATGGTGTAATAGTTGAATGAAATCAACAGGTTATATTGATACAGAACATTACAGGTGGTTGATAGGTGTAATTCTTCTAAAATGCGCGCGCGGTCGTTTTTTGTGTTTTTTTTTTTTCACTTGACCCTATTTAATCCTAACTAAAACCTCGAATTTGAACTCTGCTGAGGCTTTTGTTGCGTTGTCTGTAGCCTTGTTGCACAATGTAGCCATGAGAATAGAACAAAACATTCCTTTGCCCGGGGGCGTCGATCCGAGGGAGCGCTACCCGTTCCCCGATATGCTCGTTGGGGACAGTTTTTTGGTGGTGGACGCCACATGGGTCAAGAACCTGCGTAGCGCGGCCTACATGTACGCTAGGAGGCATCCAGGCACCCGGTTTACCTGTAGGCGTCACGGTGAGGGTTGGCGGCTCTGGAGGGTCTCCTGATGAGCCGGAGACAAACTAGCAAGGACGAGCGGTTCTTGGCAGGCAAAAGCATGGGTGGCAGGCCTGCGGTTGTTGAGGCCCGGATCACCGCACCGGTCAAGCCGCACAAGCCAAAGGTACTTCTGCCGCAGGAGTGGAAGTTTGTAGAGGAATTTGTTTCTGGCGATGGTCATGTGACCTTGAAAGAGGCGGCGCTGCGTGCAGGCTACTCTGAAGCATGGGCCAAGAACAAGTCCCGAGAGCTGACCGACCCCGACACCTCCCCACACATCGTGGCCGCGATCCAAGAGCGGCGGCGCGAATTGGGCGAGAAGTACGCCACCACGTTTGAGCGCCACATGCGGGACTTGCAGATCATCCGGGATCAGGCCCTGAGCGCTGGCGCATATGGTGCGGCCGTTCAGGCGGAATATCGCAGGGGCCAGGCCCTTGGCACGATTTACATTGACCGCAAAGAGATCCGGCACGGCACGATTGACAGCATGAGCAAAGAAGAGGTCATGCGAAAACTTGAAGAAATCAAAAAACTGTACGGGGGTGCGGCTGGCCCGATTGTCGACGTCACCCCTCGTCAGGTGTCAGAAGAGCCCGAACCAGAAGAGGAAAAACCCGATGGCAGCGAAACCCGAAGCGAACCTGTACAAGCGGATCCGGGAGAACACCCCCGATTGCCATTTCACCCGGATTGAATCCCGCGTAAATTTAGGCATACCGGATTGTCTGCTTGCATTCCCTCATGGCGTTTTTGTCATGGTGGAACTGAAAGTGGTCAAGCGTGGCCGAAAAGTAGCGCTGTCGCCTCATCAAGTGGCTTTTCACATCAAGCATGCCGACCTACGGTGTCCAACCTATATCCTGGTTCAGCATCAACCGGCCGGGACAGCGCATGCAAAAAAGTCCGAGCTGCTGCTGTATTGCGGCGAGCAAGCCATTGACCTCATTAACCTTGGCATTGATACGCCAGCGCTCGCCCGTTGGCCGTGGATGGCGGTCTCTTGGTCAGAACTGCGAAAACATCTAGCGCACAGTTGATTTGTATGCTAGGGCTGTGCTACCCCCGCATCTGCCCGAGCTTTTTTTTGCAACCATAGAAAGAAAGAAAGATATGGAAACATCAGAATTAACCGGTCCAACCAATGCGCCGAAGTGACCGGGAGCGCTTGATGGTGGCTCGTCAGCATCGCTTAAGACAACAAAATCCGGGACCAATAGCAGAGCCTGAAAAAAAGAGCATGGTAAAAAAACTTTTTATTTTCTGGCTATTTCATAAAATAATTGGAGGTGGAAGTTGACAAGTTGATAATAGTAGCTTTACAATTTGATTAGGCCGCGCAACCCATCAGGCCGCAACCCCAGAAAGTGAGAAAGTTATGAGCTGTTTTATCGTTAGTGATTACCACGTTTCGGCCTTGGTCGCGTATGCCATTCGTGAGCGTGTAGTGCCTGAAGGCGTCACGCCCGAATCTTTGGCCGCTCAGCTGGCCGCCGCTAACCGTGCCGCTTACAGTGAGCGCTACGCTGGCCGCTATGATTCTGAAGTTTCCCCTTTCAGGGGCTTGGATCGGTCTGCGGGTGCCCAGCTCGTGCCCGGGGCCATTGTTGAGGCGTGCGACTGCCTTGAGTATCAAACCTTGGACGGGGAGGCCTGGGAGGCCAGCAAAGCCGCCGCGTTTTTGGCCGATATTCGAGCCGCCGCCTTGGTTAAGTGTCACCGTGGCGTGCTTGGTTATGACGCCGCCGCCTGGCCTTTAAAAGCCCCTAAACCTCCCCCTGTTCAAAACAGCGGACTTCGTGCTTAGTCTGAAGAGAAGTTGACAAGTTGATTTTTATTATTTTACGTCAGGCCGTGCACCCTGCCCGGCCACCAGAAAGAAGAAAGCCTCAAACCATGCTCAAGACTGTAAAAAACTCAGGCAACAAAAAGACCGGTCCCATTGCTGTGACATATCGCGCGGGGGGTCATAGCGTGTTCGGTACGTGCCCCAAGTCATGCGCGCTTAACCCTGCAGGCGAGCACGCGGCCGATTTAATTGACGCGGAATATTTGCAGGCATTGAGAACCGCCGTTCCGCGTAACGGTCAGGCGTGGACCTATTCGCATTTTGCCGCTAATTCTCTACCGGTGCCCGTCAGGGGTGAGACCGTGATAAATGCCAGTTGCGACACAATGGCCGATGCAGTTGCTTCCATGGCCATTGGACGCCCGGCTGTGGTTGCTGCTCCGTCCGGTACGGTTTGGCCATTTACGCATGATGGAATCAAGTTTGTTCAGTGCCCTGCAGAATTGTCCGAATCCTTCGATTGTGCACAATGCGGCGGCGGACGCCCCTTGTGTGCACGCGGTGACCGTAATTTTGTTATTGTCTTTGTTGCGCATGGTGCAGGGGCTAAATTGGTTGGCAGTGACACTGAAGGCGGCTGCTATGGTAATGGTGGCCCGATTCGCTTGGCTTGGGAGAGCACCAAAAAAACCGGATTGACCAATGACGCCAAGGCCCTTAAGGCATTCGCCCGGGCCCTTCCCCCGGGCTCTTATCTACGTCATCACGTTGTGGGGGACCTTGGGACCGTAAAATAAATTTATTTATTTGTTGACACGTGGATTTTTATTAAGATAAAATAAAACCCGTTGGGCACCACCGCCCAACATTAACCCTAGAAAGTGAGAATTAAATGGCACACATGATTGACACCACCGCCGGCCGCGCTGCTATTGCCTTTACAGGGCAGGCCCCTTGGCATGGTTTGGGCCAAGCCCTGACACCCGGGGCCAGCATTGAAACATGGACCCGAGAAGCAGGCCTCTCCTACGACGTGCTGGAAAGCCCCGTTCAGTATTTGAGCCCGGCCGCTACTGAATTGCAGAAGTGGCCAGCGCGTAAGGTCTTGCATCGCTCAGACACGGGCGCGCCTTTGGCCGTGGTCAGTGATTCTTACAACGTGGTCCAACCCGGTGAAGTGATGGATTTTTTCCGCCAGCTGGTGGACCTTGGCGGTTTTGAGCTGGAAACAGCTGGTGCGTTGTCCGATGGACGACGGGTTTGGGCATTGGCCAGCGTTGGCGAAGCTGCTCCAGTGGTTGAGCGTGATTTTGTAAAACCTTATTTATTGCTGGGGACGTCTTACGACGGGACCATGGCGACGGTTGCAAAGTTTACCGCTATCCGCGTGGTTTGCAATAACACGATAACGGCCGCCGTTGGGGGCTATAGTGGTGGCCGAGTGGTTCAGGGTGAGGGTGAGACGAACACGGGTTACTTGAAATCGGCCGTTCGCGTGTTGCATTCTGAGCGCTTTAATCCTGAAGCGGTCCGCTTACAGTTGGGCATTGTGGCCAATGCTTTCGAGTCGTTTCTCACGCAGTCGCGCCAGCTGGCCGCCGTGCCCATGGGTTTATTGGGCGCGGATAGATTTTTGTCTGAGCTGCTCCGCCCGTACCACACCAGCGCCCGGCCGGTGCATGAGTCGCGCGCTTATGTTCGGATCATGCAGCTTTTTAACGGTCAAGCAATCGGCTCAGACCTTCCGGGCGTGGCCGGTACCCGTTGGGCTATGCTTAACGCGGTGACTGAATTGGTGGACCACGAACGCGGACGCTCAAATAACACACGCATCGAATCGGCTTGGTTTGGCGCGGGTGCTGCTCTTAAGGCGCGCGCAGTCGATTTACTGGCCGCCGAAGTGGAAGGGGTTTAATCATGGCCCAAATTGAATACACCAAAAAGCCAAGCCGCCCTACCCTAGTGGCCGCGATTCGTAAGGCCCTGAATGCCGGCGAGAATTTAATTCAGCTGAACTGGGGGGAGAATGAAATCACGGTAGAGCGTGGCCCTTCGGGCTTATTTGGCCACGGTTGGATCGGCCGTAACGGCGGTCAGGATCTAGCGGACACTTTCCGCATGCGCTGACCGCGCTTCCCTAAATCAAGCCCGGCCGCGTGCCGGGCTTTTTTGTGTCCGCTTTTTACCGCTTGCATTGATTTTATTTATTAGGGTAAAATTTAATTACCGGACGCGTTGACCGGTTTAATTTTAGAAAGTGAGAAAGTCATGATACACATCAAACCCGGTTCCGCACCTCTCCGCTTGAAGCTGGTGCAGCTGGCCATCGTCCCCGGTGTGGGCATGGTCCGAGTGACATGGTCCCGTGCTCTCTGCGTTTATCTGGTGCATGTGCGCGAGCCTAGTGGCCGCTTGGTTTCGGAGCATCAAACGATTGATAAGATCCGCGCGTTGGCCATGGCGGACCTTTCATTGTCCATATTGGCCGAGGCATCAGGGATGCCCGCTTAGTCCGCTTTTTACCGCTTGCATTGATTTTATTTATTAGGGTAAAATTTAATTACCGGCCGCGTTGACCGGTTAATTTAGAAAGTGAGAAAGTCATGATTCACAAAATTAACGGAAACAATTTTCACGGGAATTATTTGGTAACCATTCGTGGGCCTGCTGAGGGGTTTTTATTAAGCGCAAAGCAGTACAAAAAGATAAAGGAGGCGCTGTGTGGTTGCAAGAGCTGCCAGTGTGGCGGAGGCTACGGACTAGGGCCGGATGCTGATAGCGCCACTATAGGGCATGCCGGTGATGGCTTTGCACTCATTCCCGCAGCTCTCTGATTTCGCCCCCAAATCAAGCCCGGACGCGTGCCGGGCTTTTTTGCGTAGGTACATTACTCAGGGCATAGGGTTATGCCTTTTTGGAATAAATGTCACCGGCCGCCCGGTAGCCGTCACTGGCACGCGGTCCCTTCCCCGCCAGCGCGTGAACCGTGGCCGGTGTACCGTACCGCGTGGCCCGTGTCCCGTGTCCCGTGTTTATTCCTTTTTGGAATAAATGCCGCTTGATTCGTGTCCCGTGTCCCGTGTCGCCTAGCCGGGGGCCGTGGCCCGCGAGCCGTGTTTATTCCTTTTTGGAATAAATGCCGCTGGCCCGGTGGTGATTGATCCGTGGTCCGTGGTCCGCCTGGTCCTGGTCCGCCTGGTCCTGGTCCTGGTCCGCCTGGTCCTGGTCCGCCTGGTCCTGGTCCGCCTGGTCCTGGTCCGCCTGGTCCTGGTCCGCCTGGTCCTGGTCCGCCTGGTCCTGGTCCGCCTGGTCCTGGTCCGCCTGGTCCTGGTCCGCCTGGTC